GCCAAAAAGAAGCTGGAGGGTGATATTAAAGCCAGAGATAAGCAGCTCGACGATCTGTCAAAGGCTCAAGGCACTACCGATGAACTCAGAGCTGAAATCACCAAGCTCCAAGCGCAAAACAAGAACGATAAGGACAAATACGAGGCAGAGATTGCGGGCATCCGCATGGACAATGCTGTTGCAGCTGCACTTAACGCCGCAGGTGCGAAGAATGTAACCGCCGCCAAGGCTTTGCTTGCAGATTTTCTCAAGGATGCCAAGGTAGCTGATGATGGTACCGTCAAGGGCTTAACGGCAGAGATTGAAAGCCTCGCAAAAAGCGAAAGCACATCGTTTTTGTTTAACAGCAAAAGCACACAGCAGCAAGGTTTTAAGGGTATGCAGCCGGGTACACCCGGAGGCAATGCACCTGCTGCCGATGCAAACACTTACGAAACACGCCTTGCCGAGGCACGAAAAAACGGCAACACCGCCGCAGCAGTTGCTGTCAAACGTGAAGCAGCTGAAAACGGCGTATTTTTAATGTAAAACGAAAGGTAGGTAAACTATATGCCTAATATTGTAACCGGTACGGGTAATACCTGGAATTTACCCAACTATGCAGGTGAGCTTTTTACCTGCTCTCCCACCAAAACACCTTTGCTTTCCATGATCGGCGGTCTTACCGGCGGCATGAGAACAGAAAATGATGAATTTCAGACAGGTGTGCTGTACGAATTTCCAGAAGCAGCGCAGCCGAGCATTTCTGAAACCGCATCCGAAACGGCACCTGCTGCAACGGCCCTCTCTCGTGAACAGAAAACAAATGTAACACAGATTTTCCATGAAACGATCTCTATCACTTACGCTAAGATGGCAAACCGTGGTAAGCTGTCCGGACTGAATACGGCAGGCCAGAGCGCCAACCCTGCGGATGAGCTGGATTGGCAGGTTGCACGCCGGCTCGAAAAGATTGCACGTGATGTAGAGTACACTTTTCTTAACGGCACCTACGCTAAAGCAGAAAGTGCCGCAGAGGCAAACAAAACACGTGGAATGTTTGAGCTGTGTGACAGTGGCGTAACGGTTGCCGCCGCCGGTGCAGCACTCTCCACCTCCATGCTCAAAGGTCTTTATAAGGCTATGGCAGATGCTGGCGCTGCTTTTGGTAACATGGTGCTTTTCTGCAACTCTTATCAGAAACAGGCTATCACCGCTCTTTATGAGAATCAGCTCGGCTACAATACACCTGCATCCCGCAGCATTGGCGGCATGAACATTACTGAAATCGAAAATGACTTCTTTAAACTTGGCATCTGTTATGATCCATTTGTTCCTGCTGACAAAATTCTTGTTGCCGACGTATCTGCGATTGCTCCGGTGTTCCAGGACGTTCCGGGTAAGGGTGTGCTTTTCCTTGAGGATCTTGCAAAAGCCGGAGCCGCAGACAAAAAGCAGATTTACGGAGAAATCGGACTTGCTCACGGTCCTGCTTTCCTGCACGCTTCTATCACCGGTCTTGCTACGAAGTAAGGCGGTGCTGTTATGTATAGAATTACAAGCAACAATAAGCATGGCGGTATTTGGGACGGCAAAAGCATTGTAAAAGAGTATGAAACCGATAACTCCGAAATGGCCGAGGGCATGAAAGCACACGGATATACAGTTGAGGAGATTACTCTTGATCTCAACAAGCTAAATGCAGCACAGCTCAAGAAATATGCTAAAGAACACAGCATTGACCTTGGCGATGCTACCCAAAAGGATCAGATCCTTGAAATTATCAAGGCTGCCGAGAAGCAGGTAGAATGAGCAACAAGGAGGTAAGGCAGTATGGATATTTACGATGACGTTGCAGCTCGTCTTTTGATGCTCGGCTATACAGTAAGCAGCTCCGATGCTGCCGTTACCTATTCTATAAACCGTGCATCTGAAACCATTAAAGCAAACATCAACCGCATTGAGATACCAGAGGGCCTACGATATGTGTGGACGGATATGTCAGCGGGCTTATTCCTACGGGATAAAAAAGCCGCTGGACAATTGGGCGATGCGTTTGATTTTTCAGCTCCGGCTAAAAACATCAGCGAGGGTGACGTTTCCGTGGAATTTGCCGGATCAACCGATGGAGCACTCACACCGGAGGCAAGATTTGATAACCTGTTGGACAGCCTAATCAATCCGCCTCAGAGCGTGTACGCTGCGTTTAGGAGGCTCAAATGGTAACAGCAGGAGCACAATACCCCACTGCTATAAAAAGCTTGTGGAGCGGAAAATGCACGGTGACAGTGCAACAAAACCATACAAATGAAAGTACCGGGCGCACGGTGGCAGATAGAGTAGACATCTGCACAGATGAGCCGTGCCGCATCTCATTTCAATCGGTTGCAACCACAGAGGGCACAGACAACGCCGCTAAGACCATACAAAATATTACGCTGTATATCGATCCGGCTATAACCATACCGCCGGGATCAAGAATAACAGTGACACAGGCCGGTGTAACAGGCACGTATGAAAAAAGCGGCGTGCCCGCTGTGTATTCACATCACCAAGAAATACCGCTTTCGCTTTTGGAGGAGTGGGCATAATGGCTACAAAATGGGGCAAGGCAGACTACAAACAAATCAAAAGGCTACAGGAAAAGCTGCTTAAATTGGAGCAAGCTGATCTTGATAAGTTTTGCGAAAGTGCATCTAAGGAGCTTGCTGCCCGTTTGCTCTCCTTAGTTATCCCCCGCACCCCGGTTGGGCAGTATCCAAAGGACATGGGTAAAAAAGGTGGGACGCTGCGAAGAGGCTGGACTGGCGGAAAATCGGCGGGAGCGGCCACATATGCACAAAGTTTGCCCATAGAAAAAACAGCAGGCACGTATACCATATGCGTGATAAACCCCACGGAGTATGCGGAGTATGTTGAATTTGGGCACCGTCAAGAGCCAGGGCGTTTTGTTCCGGCTATTGGTAAACGGTTAAAAAAAGGATGGGCTGACGGGAAATATTTTCTCACCATGTCAGAGGCTGATCTCGAACAGATTGCTCCAAGTGTGCTTGAGAAAAAATTGGATGCGTTGCTGAGGGAGGTTTTTAATGGCTGAAATAGACTTTACTCAAATATTCGACGGCGTGACACTTGCTCTGCATCGTGCATTCCCTACCGTGAACATACACGGCGAAACCGTCGATCAAGACCTGCACCCAGGTGATTTTAATGTTTTGCCCATAGCCCCCAGCCACACAGCTCAGATGGGTGCTCGTGCTAAAAAAGCAATAACCTTTGATGTGATATACTACCCCACTAACAGCGGTGGCCGATCAGAATGCTTGGAACGAGCAAATGAGCTGCCCGGCATACTCGGTACGATAACAACTCCAAATGGCGATAAGGTACACTGCTATAAGTTTGAGCACACCATTGATGATGAGGTGCTGCACTGCATCGTGACTTATCAGTACTTTGTATATAGCTCTGAGAGCAAAGATGCGATGGAAACAATAAAATATTGAACAGGAGGCGCAATAATATGGCCAACAAAACATCTTCAGAGGTGGCTGCCGCAGTGCATACCAAAACGCAGCTTTTAGCCTCTGCCAGATATGCCGGCAAAAAGGATTTGATCAACGCCCTGCTTGCCGACAATAAAAACTATACCACTGATGAGGTGGATACGTTGATCGAAAAATATTTGAAAGGTACGGTGAGATAATATGGCATATGGTGGCGGTACCTGGATTACACAGAATAAGGTAATGCCGGGCACTTATATCAATTTTACCAGTTTAGCCAAAGCGACTGCGGCACTTTCCGATCGTGGAATTGCCGCAGCACCTTTTGAGCTCAATTGGGGGCCGGAAAGCACTGTATTTGAAGTGACATCCGGTGATTTTCAGAAAAACAGCAAATCCATTTTCGGTTACGATTATAGCGCTTCGGAAATGCTTCCTCTGCGTGAGATTTTCGCTCACGCAACAAAAGTATACTGCTATCGTCTTGGCAGCGGGGCAACAGCAGCGGCCTGTACCTATGCAAAAGCAAAGTATGGCGGCACCCGTGGAAACGATCTTAAGATTATTATTGCCACTAATGTGGATAACACCGAAGCCTTTGACGTAAGTACCTACCTTGGCACAACGTGTATTGACACGCAGACTGTAAAGACCGCTAAGGATCTTGTTTCAAACGACTTTGTTACCTTTATCGAAAATGCTACGCTGACTGCTACAGCGGGAGTACCTCTTACCGGCGGTACAAATGCCGAAATTACAGGCAGCGTTTATCAGGATTTTCTTGATAGGATCGAAAGCTATTCCTTTAATGCTCTTTGCTGCCCGGCTGCGGATGCAACTACGGTAGATCTCTTTGCTAAGTTTACAGAGCGTGTTCGTGACGAGTTGGGCGCCAAATTCCAGCTTGTCGCTTGGCAGCCGTCCTCAGATTACGAGGGCGTTATCGGTGTATGGAATGAATCCTCTCACAGTGCGATTGCAAGTAGTGACAAACACACTCTTGTTTACTGGGTGGCTGGTGCACAGGCAGGTGTTGCAGTCAATAAGTCGCTCACTAACAGCACATATGACGGTGAGCTTACCGTTGATGTAAACCTTACACAGGCGGAGCTTGAGGCGGCTATTAAAGCTGGTAAATTCATGTTCCATAATGTCAACGGTACGGTGCGTGTACTTGAGGATATTAACACGCTCACCACTTTAAGCGATGAAAAGGGTGAGATTTTCCAGAGTAACCAGACCGTGCGAGTCTGCGATCAGATTGCCAACGATGTGGCGGTGCTATTCAACACCCGCTATGTTGGAACGGTGCCAAATGATGCCTCCGGACGTGCAACCCTTTGGAATGACATTGTGACACTGATCCAGCAGCTTGAAGCTATCCGTGCGGTTGAGGATTTTGACTCTGACACGGTAACGGTAGAAGTTGGTGATCGCAAGGGCTCCGTGCTACTCACAATCAACGGACTAAATATTGTAAATGCTATGAGTCAGCTCTATATGAGCGTCATCATTCAGTAAGGAGGGCACATAATGAACGATAACAAAGTGATGAGCACCAATGATGCACCCGTTGCCAAGTGGGCCGAGGTTTTTGTAAGCCTCAACGGGAAGCGTTATACAATGCTTATGTGCAAGGATTTTGAGGGTAAAGCAAATATTTCCACCCAGGATGTGCCGCGTATGGGCTCTGTGATTATGGGCAAGAAGGCCACTACGGTGGAGCTGTCTTTCACCATGACTATCTATAAATGTACAGAGATCTTTGACGACGTGTTGGATGAGTTTATCAAAACCGGTGTAATGCCGCTCTTAACCATTCAGACCTCGAATGAGGATCCAGCAACGTCTATGGGGCGCACGACAAAGGTTTATAATGACTGCGTGCTCGATGGCGATGTGCTGCTCTCTATGACAGGCTCCGAGGATGATTATATCGAGCAGGAAATCAGCGGATTTGCCGGCAGCATTACTCGCCCGGAAAAGTATACAAACCCGTCGTATATGTAAACAGATAATTTGAGGAGGTATTTCTATTATGGCAAAGTCTCTAAGTGCCTTTATGGCACAGAACGCAAGAAAGGTTGATAACCGCAAAATTGTTGCATCCACACGTTTTACGGATGAAAGCGGCAGCCCCATGGAATGGGAGATCACTTGCATTTCCGCAGGTGAAAACCAAAAGATCCGTAAAAACAGTATGCACAATGTTCCCGTTGCTGGCAAGCGTGGACAGTATTCACAGGACTTTGATGCGGCAGCATACCAAGCAAAATTGGCGGTCAGATGCACGGTTTTCCCCGATCTAAACGATGAGGAGCTGCAGCAAAGCTACGGTGTTATGGGTGCAGAGGCACTTATTTCCACCATGCTTACCCCCGGTGAGTTTGATTCTTACATTCTTGCCATCACCGAGCTCAACGGTTTTAACGCTGAGGGCGATCTGGTGGACGATGCAAAAAACTGATATTGGAGGGCGATGCGGAGGCTAACTACGCATATTATGCCCTCCACAAATTTCGTTGGAAACCGCATGAGTTTTTAGACCTTGATCCGTATGAGCGTGCTTTTGTAATTGCCGCTATTGATGTACGAGTCGAAAACGAAAAGAAAGAAGCGGCTGCAGCGAAAAGAAAAGCAAGAAAACGGAGCTAAAGCGGGATCTTCACTGATTCCGCTTTTCTTTCCGGAGAGGAGGTTTTTTATGGGTGCAATAAAATCAAGCCTTATCCTTAACGACGGCATGTCAACCGTCTTAAAAAAGATCAATAGCACCATGGAACTTGTGCTTGACAGTCTCGAAGCGGTACAAAAAGCATCCGGGCAGACCTTCGATACATCTAACATATACGCTGCACGGCAGGGGCTTGGAGAAGCAAATGCCAAACTTGAGGAAATGGAGCAAAGCTATAAAGAGTGCAGCCAACAGCAAACTGCGCTTAACAAGCAGATCGATGCCGGTACGACATCGGCGGGCGGGCTGCTGTCAAAAATCAAGGGCGTTGCAGCCGCTTATCTCGGCATGAAAGGCGTAAGCTGGGTACAGGAAAGCTTATCACTATTTGATACGCAAAATAGCGCCGAAACACAGCTTAAAACGGTGCTTAATAATATGGGGGCATCCTCAGATGCGTATGGCAATTTGAAAGCGCAAGCAAGCGCCCTGCAAAGTACTACCTCTTACGGAGATGAGGCTCTGCTCGGCGGCGCCGCTGAATTTGCAACCTATATGTCAGACGATCAAGCCATCTCCAAAATGATGGAAACACTCACGAATTACGCTGCAGGTATGTCAGGCGGCGGTGAGGTAGGCTATGATGAAATGGTGGAATATGCGACCGGACTCGGCAAGATCATGACCGGGAGCTATGATGCCATGACAAAAAAGGGCTTTGAATTTACCGACCAGCAAAAAGAGATCATCGAAAACGGCACGGATATGGAAAAGGCATTGGTTATTTCGGATGTAGTCAACGAAAGCTGGAACAACCTTGCAGAGCAAATGGCCAACACGCCAGAGGGTAAAATCCTACAGTTGAAAAATGCCTTTGGAGATATGCGGGAGGAGCTTGCCGCAAAAATATACCCTACTGTTTTATCACTGTTTGACACTCTAAACCAGAGTAGCAGCAACCTGAGCGGGATCATCGTCGGGCTGTCTAAGCCCATCAATCTGGTGGTGTTTGCAGCAAATAAATTGGTGCAAGGTCTTTCCAATGTTTACACGTTCGTGAGAAACAATTGGAGCAAAATAGTCCCAATTGTGTACGGCATTGTAGGCGCTTTTGCCGCATATAATGCGGCCTTGCTTGTACATAAAGCCTACCTTGTCGGTGCTGCCGTAGTACAGGGCATAAAGACGGTGGCCGAGTATGCCAATGCCAAAGCTACACTCAAAGCCGCTGAGGCTGCCGGTGTAAATACCGCAGCTCTTGGCAGTGAGGGAGCAGCTGCTGCTCTGGCTGCAGCAGGGCTCACCGCCGAGCAAGTAGCCACTGCAAGCGCTACAGTGGGGCAAACAGCTTTTAATACCGCTCTCTGGGCCTGTCCTGTTACATGGATTATTGCTGCCATCATTGCACTTATCGTTGTGTTTGTGCTATTTACGGAGCAAATTGTAGGCGGCATTTGGGTGGCAGGTGCATTTTTCAAAAATGTTGGACTGTGGTGCGCAAATTTAGGCATCGCTATATGGCAGGTTATAAAAAATATAGGGCTGTGGTTTGCTAACCTCGGCTTATCAGCATGGGCGATCATCAAGAATACCGGGCTATGGTTTGCCAACCTCGGCTTGGGTATATGGAATGTTCTCAAGGTCGCTGCGAGCAATGTAAGTACAGCGTTTTCCAATGCGTGGGTTACAGTTCAAACGGGCTTTTGGACTATGCTTGATGCTCTTTTGTCGGGGTTAAAAACCTTAGCCGAAAAAGCAAATAGTGTACTGGGCTGGATGGGTGTAAACATAGATACTTCCGGGCTGGACTTTGCATCTAAAAAAATAGATGAGCTGAATGGCAAAAAAGAGAGCTATGAAAGCATAGCAGATGCGTGGACAGAGGGCTTTAATACCTTTGCCTATGACAGTGTAAGCGATGCCTGGAACACCAATGATGTTGATTGGAGCAGTGTAAGCGACGGCTTTAATACCTTTGATACATTCCAGGATGGCTGGGCATCAGAAGCGTATGCCAATGGCTCAGAAATCGGCGCCGGTATCAGCGATTGGATCAGCGATAATCTGTCGATCAGCGGCATTATGGATAAACTCGGATTAAATCAAGAGTATGAGGGAAGCAGTGTTGATGACACTGTGGGCTATGGTGATACGCTTGATGATATATCAGATGATACCTCCAGTATTGCCAGCAGCAGCGACAAGACCACGGAAGAGCTTGCCTACTTGCGTGACATCGCAGAAAAGGAGGCTATCAACCGCTTCACCACTGCCGAAGTTAAGATTGATTTTACCAGCAATAACAGCATATCCAGCGATATGGATATTGATGGCGTGGTGGACCTCTTCACCGAGGCATTTGTAGATGCACTATCCACCGCGGCAGAGGGGGTATATTGATATGAGCTATAAATGTTATCTTGGCAACGTGCTCATGCCGGAAACCCCGGCAAAGCTTACCATTAAAATCAAGGGGCAAAATACTACAATCACTCTTTTGAACGAGGGCGAGATCAATTTTTTGAAAAGCCCCGGCCTTACAGAAATCACGTTGCCTCTCACCTTCCCGATGTTGAACAGCAGCCAGCCGCCAGAATACTATCTAAGCATTCTGGAAAAGCTCAAGACCAACAAGAGCACTACCCAATTGATAATGACCAGAACAGCCCCAAACGGTAAACTGCTTTTTGATACAAACATTAAGGTCAGTGTGGAAGATTACAACATTGATGAAAGTGCCAGCGACGGGCTCGATCTGAGTGTTGATGTAAAGCTTAAGCAGTACAGAGATTATGGTACTAAAACAGTAAAAATCGGCACGGCCACCAATAATACAACAGCCACCCAAAAAACAGCTACTGTAACGACAGAACGAGCGACAACAACAGCCCCAACAACTACCACCTACACCGTTGTAAAAGGTGATACGCTTTGGGCTATCGCAAAGAAATATTACGGAAACGGAGCAAAATACACCAAGATATATGAGGCGAACAAGGATAAGATCAAAAATCCTAACCTCATCTATCCTGGGCAGGTATTCACCATTCCGTAAATGACCTATGAATTACTCATCCAGCATGGCAAAACACTTATGTACCCACCAATCGTAGACGGTGTAACGATTGAGTGGGAACGCAAAGGCCAGCCAGGAAAACTTTCCTTTGAAGTTGTCAAAACGGACAACCTCAGCTTTGAGGAGGGCGATGCCTGCCGATTTTCGGTAGATGGCACATCGTTGTTTTATGGCTTTGTGTTTGAAAAATCACGGCAAGGCAGCAATCCTAAGAAAATCAAAGTTACAGTGTATGATCAGCTTTATTACCTCAAGAACAAGGACACCTATGTATACACAAATAAGACAGCTACCGAAGTAATAAGAATGGTTGCAGAGGACTTCGGCCTTAATGTTGGTACACTGGAGAACACAGGGTATAAAATTGAGAGCCGGACGGAGGAAAACACACAGCTCTTTGACATTGTACAAAATGCGCTCGATGAAACCCTCAAAGCTAAAACAGCAATGTATGTGCTATATGATAAGGCGGGAAAGCTGATGCTCACAAACATTGGCAACATGAAATTAGGCCTTATCCTTGACGAAGAAACCGCCGGGGACTATGACTATAAAACAAGTATTGCCAGCAACACCTATAACCGTATCAAGCTTGCATATGAAGATAGCGACGCCGGCACCCGTAAAATTTACATAGCTCAAGACAGCTCGAACATTAACAAATGGGGTGTCTTACAGTATTACGAAAAGCTGAATGATGCAACAAATGCTCAAAGTATGGCAGACACGATGCTTAAGCTGTATAACAGCAAGACACGCACATTGAGCCTAAAGAATGTATTGGGTGACACAAGGGTACGTGCCGGCACATTACTGGTTGTGATTCTTGGCTTGGGGGACATCAATGTATCCAACTATTTGCTGGTTGAACAGGTAAAGCATACTTTTAATGAAAATCAGCACCTTATGGAATTGAAATTGCGAGGTGGTAATTTTGTCACTTAGTGCGAATACGCTTGTTAAAGCTGTAAAGCAGGCTGGTGTTGAAGCAATACAGGCTCAAAAACCAATGGCAGTTTGTATGGGAGAGGTAGTATCTGTATCTCCCCTAAAAATTTGTATTGATCAAAAAATGACACTCACATCTGCACAGCTTATGCTTACCAATGCGGTGCGTGATTTTGCTGTTGATGTGACGGCAAATCATACCGACCTTGCAAGCGGCAGCACAGAAGAAACAGAAAAAATTAAAGTACATTTTGCACTTCGGCCCGGTGAAAAAGTGATCCTTATGCGCTGCGATGGCGGGCAAAAGTTTATAGTGCTTGACAGAGTGGAGGTGCTTTCATAATGGCGGAAATGTATTTTCTACCTCAGACCGGTGACGATCTGGATCTCGTAGACTTTGCTATCACACAGCAACCAAGTTACACATATAAGCTCGATATTGACCGGGAACGCACAAAAGGAATGACTGATGAGGCAGATGCCATGCTTCAAGCCATCTACCTTATTCTCAGCGTAGAAAGGTATCAATACCCCATCTACTCCTATAATTACGGAGTGGAGCTTATCGACCTTATAGGACAACCCAAAGATTATGTAATGAGCGAAGTAAAGCGCCGTATCACTGAGGCTCTAACGCAGGATGACCGCATAGACAGCGTGGACGGCTGGGAATTTGAAACGGATAAAAAATCTGTGCTCGTAAAGTTTACGGTACACACGATTTATGGGGATGTAGAAACAACAAAGGAGGTAGATGTATGAGCCTATTTGCGGATCAGACGTATGAAAATTTACTTGCAAGTGCGCTTTCAAGGGTAAGCTCCTCACTCGATAAAAGAGAGGGATCAATGGTTTATAATGGCGTGGCTCCGTCAATGGCAGAGCTGGCACAGTTATACATCGGCCTTGATTTTGTTTTTACTGCCACCTATATTGCCTCAGCTCCCCGTGAGTACCTAATCGAGCGAGCCAAAGATCGTGGGCTTTCCCCAAAAGCTGCAAGCGCTGCGGTATTCCGTGCGGAATTTAATGTTGAGGTGCCGATCGGCTCCCGCTTTTCTTGCGAAGATTTAAACTTTATTGTTACGGAAAGAATGCAAACATCGGACACCGATAACGGTCTGAGCTATAAAGCAATCTGCGAAACAGCGGGTGCAGCGGCTAATGACTATACCGGAATGCTTATTCCCATCGAATACATCAACGGGCTTTCCTCTGCAAACCTTGTTGAGCTTCTTATACCAGGTGACGATGAAGAAGAAACAGAAGAGTTTAGGCAGCGGATTCTAACCGCTATGCAGAGCCAAGCCTTCGGAGGAAATCAAGCTGACTACAAAGCAAAGGTGCTTGATATTGATGGTGTTGCGGCGGTAAAGGTACATCCTGTTTGGAATGAAGGTATATCCCCTGCATCGCTCATACCGGATGACGATACAACAAGCTGGGTGGGCAATGCTCTTGCAAGCTCGGATATACCATTCTCAACACAAACATGGCTTGTAACCGTGCTTAATGCCGGTGCAAGTAAAAAGTTGACGACAGGCGGAACTGTGCGCCTTGTCATTATGGCCGCAGATAACTCTGCGCCAAGTAAAGAACTCATAAATACGGTGCAAACCATCATCGATCCGACACAGAATGCTGGTGAGGGCATGGGGCTTGCTCCTATTGGCCACGTTGTCAAAGTGGACGGTGTAGGGCTCACTACGATAAGCGTAACGACAAAGCTAACACTTAATGCAGGTTATACCTGGGACACTGTCAAAGACCGTGTGAATAAAGCAGTGAGCAACTATTTCGGGGAGCTCGCAGATGATTGGGATAGTAGCGATAATCTTGTTGTGCGCATATCGCAAATCGAAAGCAGAATCTTGTTAGAGTGCTCTGCCTATATCACAGACATCTCCGGCACGAAGTTAAATGGTAAGGCTGCAAACATAACGCTTGGTGAGGACTATATCCCCGTGCTATCTTCTGGAGGTGTGGTGATTGGATAGAAAGCTCATTGACTACCTGCCGGCTGTTTTACAGAGTGTCATGGAATTTATGGCCATAGCCGATGCGCAACAGCCCGAAATAGAAAACGCTTGGGCGGCTCTCGATCTTGTAATGAAAAATCAGTTTATTGACACTGCTACCGAGGATGGTGTTGTCATTTGGGAACAAGAGCTTAATATCATGCCTCTCAGCACAGATACGTTAGATGAGCGAAAGCAGCGCATAAAAGCAGCTTGGCTTTACGGAGTCGTGTACACCTATAATTGGCTGGTAGATTGGATCAAAACCTCATGCGGAAATGACAATCCGCCACCAACCATAGATGGGTATGTGTTGCGCACATATTTACCGGTATCATCAGACTATAACCGTATTTTGAACGATATGCGGCGGTACATAGCGGCAAATGTGCTTATTGATCCGCTCATTTTACTTACCAAAATTAGGGCGCCTCATTACACGGGCGCCGCTTTCCGCAGCGGCGTAAAGCAGCAAATGCTATGCGACAGCTGGAGTACATCCAATATTCAGATGCTGGCCGATGAAAACGGTAGTGTGCTTATGGAAGAGGCAGAAAACAAAATTTTGTATGAGGAGGTACTCGTATGATACCAAAACTGACCGCAGCAGGCAAAAACCTCTTGCTCCGAGCCTTAACCGGTGAAACGATAAATTTTACGAAAATTCAGATCGGCAACGGTCCGGCTCAGGAAGCTGCTGGTGCAACAGCACTTGTAAACCCCTTACTCACCATTGATTTTACAAAAATAGAGCTGGGCGAGGAGTATGTAACTCTAACATCAACTTTTACCAATGGCACCGTAACATCCGGCTTTCACATTACTGAGGCCGGATTTTTTGCAACAGATCCGGACAATGAGAGCAAGGAAATTTTGTATGCCATAGGCAACGAAAATGAGAGTACTGCGGATTATGTGCCGGATAACCAAAACCGCATTTTAGAAATGCAGTTTGATGCACTTATCTTTATCGGAGATGCTGAAAACGTAACAGCAGCAATTAACAATTCCCTCGTGTATGCTACAGCGGATGAATTTAATGCGCACACCTCTGACACTAACAATCCTCACGGTGTCACAAAGGAACAGATCGGGCTTGGAAATGTACCTAATGTATCTACAAACAATCAAGCACCAACCTATCTGACACCCACCACTCTTGCCACGCTTACCTCTGGCGAAAGACTTGGCACCGCATTTGGTAAAATACGGTTGGCAATTACAACCCTCATTGATCATCTGAGCAACAAGGACAACCCGCATGAGGTTACAGCCGAGCAGGTAAACGCAGCCGCAAAATCTCACACCCACTCTACGACAGACATCAACAGCGGTACGCTGTCTGTGCTGCGTGGCGGGACAGGCTTATCAAGCCCTAAGAGCGGTGGCCTGCTTATGGGTAGGGGCTCCCTCTCCTGCTCCGCTTTGGTTGGCGTTGGCGCCCTATATGCTGCCGCATCCGGGGTACCCACTTTCGGGACATTGCCGGTATTTGCCGGCGGCACAGGGTGCAGCAATCTTTCTGATCTTGCGGAGGCTTTGACTGCAAACGGTGTGCCTAAGATCGTGACCGGAAAATACACCGGTACAGGCAATTACGGCAGCTCAAACAAAAACAAACTAACTTTTTCCTCCGCCCCCAAGCTGCTTATTGTCATGCCCGCATCTAACACAAACACAGCCAACTATGGTGGTTTTATTGCAATTACAGGTATGACTGCCTGCCGTGCCGGCGGTATTACCGATGATGTTAGTAATGCAAGTAGTCAGCTCTATTTTGAATGGGGATCCGACTATGTATCTTGGTATAATAGCGGCGGCAGTGCGTATTATCAGCAAAACGCTGCGATGTCATATGCTTATCTTGCAATTCTATAAAAGGAGGGTAACACCATGATAACAATGTTAAAGCAAGGTGAAAGGTATTTGGCAAACGGAGACGGTGTGTATACCGAGTATGTATGCTCCACCATTTCCGATGTACAAAACTTACCTACCGGCAAAAATTCGACTTCGATTGACAGACCACGCCCAGGCAGCACAGCAGTTATTACCACATCTGCTCAGGTGTATGTGCTTTCAAATGAACGGCAATGGGTTGTTCTTGTAGAGGGGTGATCTCATGCCAAATGTGGCCGCACTTATATCACGTCAAATTGATAATAACCCTATCACACAGCTACTGCTAAAGCAAGGTAATACAATCATTGAGCCGCCGGATGGCTTTGTGTTTATTGCCGATGAAAACCAAAAGCTCCTCCGTGATGAAAGAGGAGCGTACCTTTTAGATCATGAGGAGGACTAACTAAAATGGCTAATACCGTTTCCGTAATCGAAAAACCTATTCCAGATAAGCTGGACAAAGAAGCATATCTGCTGGGAATACAGCCCAATGAGGACGGGCAGCAAGCACTATATCGCTTGCCACTCGGCGCTGTTCGTGGCAGTAGTGCAAATGATCTTCTTATCGTTCCTGCGCTTATCAAAGAATATGGTACTAAATCTGCTTTCAAAGCATATGTGGAGGCAAACGCAGACTATGACACGCTTACAAATATTTGCGAGCGCTTTTTTAAGGCAGCCGCCAAAGCCGTTACAGGTACATACGCATCACAATTCTATCTATACGAAGTAAGCAACAGCACACTTGGTACCAAGCTGGCAGACAATGAGAGTCTCGTTTGTACGCCGTCAACCATAGCTGAATCTGGTACCGATGATTATGCAGATCTCCCTCTTTTTGCGTGCTTTGACGTAAACTATACAATTGATGCCGGCACGCTGGAGCCGGTGATCCATGCTATTAAAGATATTTACGGATCGTTTGACAAGGCACCAACCGATAGCTTTGTTGGCGTTATGCAGATGACTGGATGGGTACGCCGTACTACAAATGCAACCACAAAGACCGTTGAATATAAAGGGATTGAAACAGACGGATATGAGCCATTACCGGAGGCAGTGCGTGCGTCCGATAACGGAGTGAGAAGCTTTGTGGTACACGCCAAGTATGCAGCGGGGTATAACGCCAATGGCTTGCTTTCAAGCGTTTCCGGCGCACAGCCTGCAACACTTCGCAGCGGCTCTCAGGGATCTACCTCTATCAGCCACGATGGACAGATTGCAAAATGGCGTGCTTGGGGCAATCAATATGGCGGTGCAAGCTTTTGCGATCACGCTTTTCTGCAGCTTATGCTGGAAATCAAATACGCCGTGCTTGGATCGGCTCAGGTAATGCAAGGGTGCCGTTCTTACAGCGCAGAATACACAGCAGCCGTATCCGAGCAGAGTACCTGCCGTGTTCTGCTACCTGTTTCAAGGGGATCCTATTTTGTTGTGGGCAGCAGCGTCTCAGTTGGCAGTAGTAGTGACCGAAATAAAGACGCTTGTTATGAGCTGTGTGACATTGTAAAAGTTGCGAGCATTGAGGATGTGGAGATCGATGGCACTGCATACAAGGCCGTAATCCTTGAAACAGACACTCTATTTGACACTACTGCAGGTGCGACTTACATCGTAACGCATCCGTGGCGTACAGGCTGTACAGATGCAGTACAAGGCAACGACGGTAGCCCTACCAGTAACACCAGCGGCAAAGAACCGTTCAAAATTCAAGGTATTGAGGTAATGCTTGGTATGTATGAGGTCCCTGCCGACATTACGCTATATGAGGATGCAGATAATGGTTATACCGTTTACGCCAACCGTAGAGCCGCAGATATTAAAAGCGGAGGCAACGGTACAAACCCCGTTATCATTGGCAATATCTCCAAAGAAGATTCAGCATCGTGGAAATACAACGCCGAGCTTAATTGGGCTGCTAACAAGCAAGAGTCATATATGATCCCGACTCTATTTGATGGCAGTTCCACAACAGCTTACAGATCCGCTACTTATCGAGACGCAAAGGCCACTGTGGGTTGGCGTGAGTGGCGGGCATTTGGTAATCTGTACAGTGGCGGTTACAGCGGTTTGGCTTACGCTAGTTTGGTCAGCGGCCTTGGCGATGCTTACTGGAACGTCGGCGCCCGCGCGTCTGGCTCCGGTACAAATCGGGGTGAATTTACGCCGGCGCAGGCCGGCGTATAAGAGGGGCGGTAGCCCCTCATTAAGGGATGTGCTGTGGACACTTGTGCCCTTTGTCCCGGCTTTTTTGTGGCTGGCTTTTGGTAATCTGAACAATGGCGGTAACAGCGGTTTGGCTTACGCTAATTTGAACAACGGCCTTGGCAATGCTAACTGGAACATCGGCGCCCGCGCATTTGGTAAATCATTATAATAACATTACGCAGTACATTTGATGGCAACATCACGGGTGGGAACACCCGCCTCGGCTAACTACCGAAAATTGAGATAAAACCGGCACCGTGAAAACGGTACGACGGCATTGGCCGCCGTAGGGGTTAGTAGATAAACCGAAAGCCCTTGTGCTCAACCAAACGACATTTAAGGAGGGATCAACCTATAAGAACTTATTGCAAGAATGTAGATATAACAGATCCCGTTGTAATAACGCCGTGGGTAGAGTTGTATGTTACCGATCCAAATCACCGAAACCGGAAAGGAGTAAAACAGCTCCTCATCAAATATGGTGATGCCCACGGCATTGCGGTTGAGATCACGGAGCGAATAAAGCGCCGTGATCTCAGCTTGCCACCTATACAATATCACAACCGAATAGATCCGAGCAGCGGAAAAGAACGTCGGCTCGGTGTGGAAAGTGCTATGCAGCAATGTATGAATTATGTTGCTGTATATGCTCTTATGCCTATGTTAAAGGCAAAGGTTGGCCCATTCCAGTGTGCAAGCATCCCGAAGCGTGGCCAAGTTTACGGCAAAAAGGTACTGGAGAAATGGATCCGAAAAGATCCCAAAGGTACTAAATACTATGACAAAATGGATGTGCGGCACTGCTTTAAGAGTATAAAGTGCCGCACAGTCCGCAGATTGCTTGAGCGTGATATACGCAAAAACTCAATCCTTATATGGTTTGTAACCGCCCTTGTAAATACA